TCGCAAAGGGCCTGACCTAAACAAACTCCCCCCTGATCACAAGGCAGCCACATTAGCTCGCCTTAAGTGGTTGGTTGCAGCCAATCGGCACCAAGTACCTCCTTCAGGCGATTGGTGGGATATCTGGCTTCTGCTTGCTGGGCGTGGTGCAGGCAAGACTCGGTGCGCAGCTGAGTGGGTGTGGTGGGAAGCATGGACCAACCCTAATACACGATCATTAGTATCAGCTCCAACGTCCGGTGATGTGCGTGATGTTTGCTTTGAAGGTGAGTCAGGGCTGCTGAACGTGATCCCACGCATTCTCATTAAGTCCTATACAAGGTCTTTGCACGAGATAACTCTTACAAATGGGTCAACTCTCAAAGGCATTCCGGCCTCTGAGCCTGATCGCTTTCGCGGACCTCAGTTCCATCGTGGTTGGCTCGATGAGTTGGCTGCATGGGATTACCTTGATGATGCATGGGACATGCTGCAGTTTGGTATGCGATTAGGTAAGCACCCACGGTTGATATGTACCACAACACCTAAGCCAAAGCCTCTAGTTATTGATCTGGTGGCAAGAGATGGCAAGGATGTGGTGTACACCACAGCTAGTACCTATGATAACATCCAGAACCTTGCTCCAACGTTCCAAAAACAAATTCTCCAATACGAAGGTACCAAGCTAGGGCGCCAAGAGATCTATGCCGAGATCATCGACCCTGAAGAAGCCGGCATCGTTAAGCGTGATTGGTTCAAACTCTGGCCTGCTGAGAAAGCGTTACCTAAGTTTGAATACGTGATTCAGTCTTACGACTGCGCCACATCAGACAAGACAAAGAACGACCCGACTGCGTGTGTGGTGCTTGGCATCTTTAAGCCGAGTGAAGATAAGCCACTTGGCGCTATGGTTGTTGATTGTTGGCAGGAATACTTGCAGTACCCTGACCTGAGACCTAAGGTGATTGAGGAGTCTAAGTCGATTTATGGAGATGATAACGAGTTTGGAAGCGGGAAGAAGGTCGACCTCGTACTCATCGAAGATAAGTCAGCCGGTATCAGCCTAATCCAAGATCTGCAGCGTGCTGGCGTACCTGTGAGAAGCTATAACCCGGGCATGGCAGACAAGATGCAGCGTCTTAATATCGTGGCTCCAATCATCAAGCGGGGTCGCATTTACGTACCTGAGTCTTCCAAGAAGGAAGGCTACCCTCGTGATTGGGTTGAGCCTTTGATCAGCCAGCTTTGCTCTTTCCCCGAGGTACGACATGATGACTTGGTTGATGCCACGACTCAAGCCCTAAGAATTTTACGTGATATGGGATTCTTAGATATCGATCCGGTATACAATGACGAGAGTCAATACATTGATGAAACCCGACCTAAGAGGGTGAACCCGTATGCCGTATGACGCATTAGGGAATTATATTCCCGGTGATGAGACTATCTACACTCAAAAGAAGCCTGCAAGAGGCTTAATTCCAGACCCTGCATATATGCAGATACCTACGCCCAATCCGGCGTATGGCAACACCCCCAACATGGATGAGATGCGTATGGCTCTTAATGCCATGAGGTCAGCTAATTTCAAAGACCCATTAGCAAAGACTCATAAGCGATTTGCTGAGCTCCAAGCAGACATAGCTTCGTTGCCGCAACAGCTTAACGATGTAACCAATGTCTTGGTAGGTAACCCCATGCAGATGATGGTGCGTACTCCTATTGAGGCTATGCTTAAGCGCCAGACTTCTGTGCCTGAGCTTAATGCGCTACTCGAAAAAAACATGGCGCCAATGCAAACGCCACAAGGCGAAGCCTTTGCATCTAACGTAGGTAGAGCCTTTGAGGCAAGTAAGTTACCGCCTTGGCCTATACGAGGTGGCGTGGTTGAAAGTGTTGTGGGTATGGCGCAACGCCCCCTGTTGGTACCGTCCGATGGACGAGGTTTATCTGGTGATGCAGCGCGATTGGCTACGCAATTAGGCGACGTTGTGCCTGACTTCCAAGCTGCGCAGACTGGCTTTACTCGTATGGACCCAGTCACAGGCCAACCTACTGTAGGAGCCAAGGCACAAGCACTCATGGATGATTGGGCTAACATATCACAGCGTCGCCAAGAGGTAACAGGCACACCAATGTTTGGTGGCGTTGTGCCTGAGACTAATATGTACGCTGTGCGGCCTGATAAAGGTACAAGAGTAATACAGCCTACTCGTACTTCAGATACATCGACCCATCCGTTTTATGTTGACCCACTTACCAATATTATTTCAGAGGTTGCGTCAGTTGCAGAGCTAGACAATAAGAGATTGTTGAATAGATATGCCGACTTGGATTCGCATCGGTTGCCTTCTCAGCGAGGCGCGGCGCTCCCTATCACAGTAAAAAGGCAAATCAATAATTACATCACCGGCCGTCTTCAAGAGATATATCCAGATGTTCCAATACGTAGTGGTGAAGGTGGAGATGATGCGTTGCATGCAGCGTTCCAAATTGGGAATAAGTCTACAGTGCGTGATCAAAAGCTGTTAGGCATGTATGAAGATTTCTTTAAGACGCCTGAAGGCGAGGCCGCAATAGCCCAATCAGGCGGAACGTTGGTGCCGCCATCTGTACATGCAGAGCGCCATGCAGCTGCCTCTAACTGGTTGAATAGTACGTTTAAAAATTACTTAGATATTCGAGTAGGCACCACGGCTGATCCGCTATTGCAAAAGGCAAGGCAAGGCGTTACGTATAAGCCTGCGTTAGAGCTAGAAGGGTATGCTGAGTCTGTGTCTGATGCTGCGCGTTCAAATAGAATATCAGGTGGGTTTTCTGAAACCGGTGCGCTTCTTCCAGAGTTTCACGCACTTGGCGATAGGATGGATGTTGTTAATGCTGAGCTCAATCAACTTGAAGCTCGCAAAGCTGAGTTGACTGCGACATTGCCTCCTGAATCTGAAATGCAAGGACAATCATTTAATGATGTCATCCCTGGGTATAATGACTTCATGCGGGAATATGATGCCAAAACTGCTGAGCGTAATAAGCTTCGCAAAGATATGGCTAACTTGCGTATTGCGCAAGATTACGAAACCCTTGCTGATGCTGCTGTGCAGCCAAGATTTGTAAATAAAGTATTGAATGAATTGCCTCCACAGGAAGTACCTTTCTATCCATCACTTACTAAAGCGCCGCCTCAGTCTATAGCCTACAATTTGAAAAAAGGGACCTTAGGCGCTCTAGGTATTGAAGACATGGTGAGTAGCTTTTATAATGACGTTCTTACAGGCAAGGTACCTGTTGAGAAGCTAAAAGGCTTAACGGTTGATAAGTATGTGCAACAGCATTTTGATAAGCGCCGACTTAGAGAAATAGAAGAAGAAAAAGCTGCGCAAACATATCTTACCAATGTGAATACTGCGCTACAGGCGCGAGTACAGCAGGTACCGTTGGATAATATTTTTTATAATGCTGCTGTTATTGAGTTTGATGCCAATACACCAAAAGAGCAAGCGTATAAAGACTTAAGCGCCGATACTACAATTCTTGATATTTGCACTGCTGAGTGTGGCGGCGCTGACCCAAAGAAAAGGCATTTTATTACTGGTAAATCGCAAACACATGAAGCAATGTATGACATCGCAACAGGTGAGCGCAACCCAAACTCTAATCTAAGCAGAGACTACTCAACATATACTGATGAAATTTACAATGGTACAAAATTAGCCAGTATACGAGATAGTACGACAGGTTACCCTGCTGCTACCCTACGTATGCAACCTGCAAGTGTGCCTGGGCAATATAATATTAACTGGGTAAAAGGCTACAAGAATGGCACAATTGACCGCGCGTATAGCGAAGGCATTGCGGCGTATTTAAACTCTAGAGAAAATACAATTGCAAGTTCAGGCTCTGAATTGCAAACAAACGCAGGTGTGTTTGACACAACAATGCCTGCAGGTATGCGTTCACTAAGTCAAAGAGTACCGGGCATGGACCCCGAGGAAGTTAGATACTTGGATTTTGACTTTGTAGAACTGCCTCGTTTTGTAACGCAAAATCAATTCAATGAGATTGTTGCAGGGGTAGTGGATGGCACGCCATCTGCGACTGCGCAACAGAGTAGGTTTGCAGTTGAGTCTACAGCCGATATGCGCCGCCGTTTAACTGA